GAGCAGTCAATGGGCTTGCCTGTTAATGAAAGTGAGAGCGTAGAGCAACGTCGGCAGAATATTATAGAAAAACGTCGTAGACGAAATGCTATGAATCCTGCAAGAATAGAAGAAATAATATCAGCAATGACAGGTGCAGCTGTGCGAATGGACGAATATTACGCTAAAAATAGATTTGCAATATATATTTCATCTATTCCGTCAATGGTAGACGAAGAATCTGTTAGAAAAAAAATCAAACTGATTAAACAATCGCATAAAGTGTTTGATATATTTTATGAACAAGCTACTAAAGGAGATATATATGTTGGTGGTGTTATTCAAAAATCAAAAGAAATTACATTAGAGGAGGTATGCTAATATGGAAAAATTTTATCCTACAAAAGCAGGTATTGAATATGCTGCATTAACCGCACAAGGTAAAATAATAGAGTTTACCAAAGGTAAGTTTGGTGATGGGATAAGAAGTACAGAAAATATAGCAGAGCTTACTGATTTGATACATCCTCTTGGCGAATTGCCAATATCAAAAAAGAGTGTAAAAAACAGTACAATAATTACAACAACACAATTTTCAAATAGAGTTGGCAGCAGTATATTGCCAACTTTTTATTTGACCGAAATAGGTTTGTTTGCAAAGCTGGTTAATGTTGATGGTACTGATGACAAAGAACATCCGGCAACTTTAATAGGATATGCGTTTGATGTTCATGGTGATAAGATTTCCGGAACATCATTAAGTGAATTTATTATTAATATTCCATTAACTGTAGCTAATGCGGATAACGTAATAGTTGATATTGATAGTCTTGTATATCCAACATTAAAGCAATTTGAAGATGAGATTAATCAGAGAACAACAGAAGATAAAAAATTACAAGATAATTTGAATGAACATATCGATGATAAATCAATTCATTGGCAGATTTCTATGGGTGATAAAGAACCTACTGGCAACAATTATCTGTGGTTTGCACCGTACAACTCATAGGATTAAAAAACAAATCCACATCACATATTTATATAATACCAATGGAGCAAATCATAATCAACCACGGATTAAAAGGTTGATAGAAAGGAGAAAGGTATAATGTAAGTGGCTGTTAGGTGAGTCTTTTTTACATTATACCAGGATTATAAATGACAGAGCAAGATATTATTATACGGCTAAAAGATGACAGCGGTAAAGAATATATATTATACCCAGCCACAAAAGCCGAAAATATAATTGGGGATTTTGATAAGTCTAAAGTCGGATTGGATAATGTACCAAATGTAGCGACCAACGACCAAACACCGACATTTACAGAGGCAAGCACACGAGTTAATATAGCGAGCGGTGAAACGCTGAACACATTGTTTGGTAAAGTAAAGAAATTCTTTACCGATTTGAAAACGGTAGCGTTTACAGGTAGTTATTCTGACCTGTCAAACAAACCAACGTCAATGCAAAATCCTAATTCATTGACATTGACAATGAACGGCTCGGCAACGAACTATAACGGTGCATCGTCAGCGAGTAAGTCGTGGTATGCTCCAACGAGTGCAGGAACGGCAGGATATGAATTAGTAAGTAATGGTAGTGGTGCTCCTGTATGGAAACACCCACCATATGCAGTATGCCCCGACAGTCCATCAATAAGCGATAGAAGATTGAGCATTACTAATTTTAAACTACTAACAGGAGTGAGGGTTTTAGTAAGGTTTACTTATCCTTTCGCCGGAACACAAGGTAAAGTTACGCTAAATGTAAATTCAACAGGAGCAAAAGAAGTAAAGCTATTACGAGCAGACGGTTCATATGATGCTATAACTCAATACAATTCTTGGTCGACGAATGAAATTGTTGAATTTGTGTATGATGGTACATACTGGGTAGCACTATCATCTGATAAGCAGTTTGTTTCAGGTAAGCCATCTGTTATAACAGTCGGTTCATCGACGGTGACAAGGTACTGTGACTTTAAATGTTCGGGAACAGATGACGATATAGTTATTCAAAAAGCAATGGACTCTTTAACAGACGGGGGAAAAATTATCCTTTTAGAGGGGACATATAATTTGTCGAGCAGACTTCTGCAAAAGAAGAATGTTGTAATTGAGGGACAAGGTAGGGGTATTACTAAAGTCAACACAAGTTATATTTTTCTTATATCAAACCTTGTGGGTACAAGTCCAACATTACATCTTACAAATATGGATATAAATTTTTTATCCACAAGTAATATTAGTCCTAATGCAGGTGCTTTTAACGATTATGACGTACTGCAAATTGATAATTGTTCAATCAGTTATGCAAACACAATGCACAACACAGATTCAATATTCTTTAATTGTAAAGTGAAGTTAAAGAATAGTAGAATATCTGTAACATTGCCTGCAAAACGCTATGATAACAGCCATCCTTGTTGGTGGATATTTAGAGATTGTACTGCCGAAATTATTGACACAGATATAATATTTCCTACAACAAGTAATAACACACTTAGCAATGGTGTTTTTTACAGGTGTGAGGGTAGTATGGTTGGCGGTTTTATAAAGCATATAGGCACAACTGTTAGTAGCAATCATAGCTATATTGAGGACGACTCTACAATGAATATTATTGGCACACAAATTGAATGTAGGCGATTTAGTCAATCAGAAACGACAACAGGAAACTTTAACAGTCTTGCTAACTGCCGAATTAAGATACTTCAAGCAGAAGGCTATTTTAGTGCATCTCATATTAACCATTGTGACTTGTATATATCGGCGTCAGTGATTTTCTGTGCTTATTGTATGGCATCTAACTGTAAGTTATGGTTTTCGGCGGCGAGTTTGGCTACATTGAAAAATTATTGTTTCTTTGAGGCTTGCTATACAAATCAATCAACTTGGATAGGCACAAATGGTACGGGCACGTCAACAACAGATACTAAGACAGTTTCGGGAATGGCAGCACCGTCATTTAGAAGCGTAAGTTAATATGGAGGAAGACTATGAATATAAGTGAATTTTTTAGAATTACACCTAACAATATAGTACAGTGTGTAAATTATATAGTGACTTTGAAAACGTTAAAGTCAGTAAAATTTTTGGACGAAGGTTTTGATAATCCAGATAACTTTGACCTAACACTTGAGTATTTCTTGGACGAGGAAGAAGTAAACGGTTTTAAAACAAATTATGTTGACAAGCATAAATTGTTAAGTGTTCAGAATGTAGAAGAATTGGACAACCCATATAAATGGGCAGAGGGGATAGTGTTACGCACAGATGACCCATATACTGAATTAGCCGAAATAGTCAAGTATGGCAGTAAAGAAGCATATGAAGCGTCTTTGCCTGAATATACGGACGAGTTTATGCTTGATGTTGATGTGCGATTGTCAATGTTGGAAATGGGAATAACGGAATAGGAGGTATGAAATATGAATCACGGACGTTCATACGGATTGTGTAAGAAGATTGTAGCTGTTGGAAAGATGGGCAAAGAACAAATGCTTGAAAAATTTGATGTGCTTGTCTTATCTGGTGGATTAACAGAAGATGATTACACAGAGTTGGTTGCAGAAATCAATAAAAATTAGGAGGACATTATAGTGGAAACAGAAAATGAAAAAGAGTTATGGGAGAGACTGACTGCGGTAGAACAGTCCACAAAGTCGGCGCACCACCGTTTAGACAGCTTGGACAAGCTGACTGAAAGCGTCCACATCATAGCTACGGAAACTAAAGCAATGCGTGGGGACGTAAATGATATAACCGAACGTGTGGACGAAATAGAAAAACGTCCTACAAAGCGATACGAAACAGTCGTTACCGCCATTATTACGGCAATAGTGGGCGGTTTGATAGGTTATTTTGTTAAAATGTTAGGATTTTAGTATTTTAGGAGGTACATAAAAATGAAAGAATGGTTTAAATGTGCAGGTATTCGTGCAATAAAAACAGTTGCACAAACAGCAGTTGCCACTATTGGCACTGCTGTTGCATTGGGTGACGTCAACTGGGTAATGGTTGCGTCAGCGGCGGCATTGGCAGGTGTATTGTCGTTATTGACATCAGTTGCAACGGGATTGCCGGAAATGAATAACGAAAAGGGGGAATAAAATATGACGTTACAAGATACCGTTGCACTGATGAACAGTGCGGACTACAAGGAACGTTTCAAGGCAGAATATTATCAATTAGCCAATAGATTCAAAGGATTAAAGAAAATGTTGGAGGAATGGGACAGGGGAAAACTAAAATTTTCCCCAACGTGTCCACGCAGTACATATAACATACAACTAAACGCAATGGCTGACTATTTGGCAATTTTAGAGGCACGAGTAGTAATGGAAGATATTGAATTGAAAGAGGTGTAATAAAATATGACGGATAAAATTTTTATAAACGCAGTAAAAACATTAATCGCAAACTATTTCAACAACAATGTTGATGTGACAGACGGTAAGAAAATCACCACAGATGATGTGTATATCGTGTGGAGCTGTAAGACATTGCAGAATTTTAAAGCGTTGGCGTCAACAACTGTATCGGACGGAATGTATTACGAAATTACATATAACGGTGATAAAAATGAGATGTATTTTGACGCATATAAAAAATGGAAGAATATGACCGTAAAGGAGTGGTGATAATGTCGGCGATAGATAAATTGATACAAATAGCCAATGCAGAGGTTGGCTATTTGGAAAAGTCAAGTAATTCACAGTTAGACAGCAAGACAGCAAATGCCGGTACTGCCAACTACACAAAATATTGGCGAGATATTAAACCCGAATACCAAGGACAACCGTGGTGCGCGTGTTTTGTAACGTGGTGTTTTGTCAATGCGTTTGGAAAAAATAATGCACAAAAATTATTAAAACATTATCCGTATGTGTATTGTCCTACAATGGCAAATTTGTTCACATTAAATGCAAATCCAAAAGTAGGCGATATTGTTATATTCAAACACAACGGAACATTTACACATACGGGAATTGTTACAAGCGTAAACGGCGATTATTTTACAACAATCGAGGGCAACACAAACGGAGGTAGTACCATTATTGCGAATGGCGGCGGTGTTTGTAGAAAAAGTTATTATAACAGTAATTTACCGGGGACAAAATTTTGTACACCGGATTGGAGTATAGTCGAAGAAAGTGAGGATCTAACAATGTCACAGTACAATGAATTAAAATCATTAATTGAAAAACAGTCGGCGGAAATTGCCGATTTAAAAAACATCAACCAACAGTTGGTGAATGTAGTTCAAACTACAATGGTTTATGATTATGTCGACGACAATATGCCCGATTGGGCAAGAACGGCGGTGCAGGCGGCTATGGACTGCGGTGCGGTACAGGGTGATGAAAAAGGTTGTCTTGGACTGTCGTATAAAGATTTAAGAGCCATATGCCGAGAGTACCGTTGTGGTATGTATGATAAATAGTTAAATATTGTTATATAAAAATTGCATAAAAAAATTTTTTATTTTTGGTTAATTTAATATTGACTAAATGTGATATAATATATATAGACTATTTATATATATTTATTTGGGAGTGGTTTATATGAGTAATAGATTCAAAGCTGTTGATATAGCTAAATGGTTTTTGGCATATAATAGGTTGAAAATTGACGAAACAGGTGCAGATTTAATATCTAATTTAAAATTGCAAAAATTATTATATTATGCACAGGGAGTATATTTAGCTATTACAGGCGAAAAATTATTTTCTGATGATATTCTCGCGTGGAAACATGGACCTGTTGTTGAAGCGGTATATTATACTTATAAAAGCAACGGAAGCAATGGGATTGATTATGATGAAAATTTTGACTTTTCAAAATTTGATAAGAAAACAGAAAATATTTTAGAGGCTGTGTATGATAATTTCGCTCAATATTCTGCATGGAAATTAAGAGAAATGACACATCAGGAAACACCTTGGCAAAACACACCGCAGAGTGAAGTTATAGATCCTAATCTTATACGTGATTATTTTGAGGAGAACTATGTAGAATAATGACAAAAAAATTAAAAAATATTGGAAGTAATAAAAAAATTGAAAAAGATAACTTAGAGAAACAAGGTAGGATATGCGCACAATTTCCTACCTTTTCATTTAGATACATCACAACGAACAATCACTACAATTTAGACTTTTTCAATGATAGCGATAGAAGAAAAAAAGAAGAAACTATACATAAATTATATGAGAGAATTGAGGAAATATCAAAACAAGATTGGATATATTGGGGCTCGTTAAACAAAAAAAGTGGCTACGAAACAATCCCTTATAGTTCCATTAAATTCAAAAAGCAGGGACCAGTTTTGACTGGAGATGAAAACATTTATGTTTTTAGAGTGAAATCTGGGCGAATTTCTGACGAGGCGAGAATATTAGGATATAAAGAAGACGGATGCCCCATATATTATATCATAGGATATGATTTTGATTATAGTGCATACGAACACGGAAATTAGAATACGTAAGCAGAACAAAAAAAGATGTTTAATAAAAAATTTTAAGGGTGGCAAATAGCCGCCCTTATTTTTTTACTTGCGATTTACAATTCATTTACAAAACATAAAACAATATTGTAATTTAGTGACATATGTTGTATTATATAACATAGGGGGGAGAAAGGACTAAGATATAACTATGTATACAATTACGCAAGACAAAAAGAATATTGATGGAGCGGTCAAGACCACATACGGCATTAAATGTGATGAAATGTCTGTCAAAGATGTGTCGCCGAATAAGGAAGAAGTGACGGAGCTGATAGACAGGCTAAACCAGTACGGATTGTCACCCTGTCATTTGCAAGATGTGATTGAAGATTTTATTCAAGAATAACCTATACAAATTAAGAAAGAACATAGGCAAAATGCTTATGTTCTTTTTGGTTGGGTATCTTGTTGTTATCTATACATCTAATGCAATACGAGATAAAGATCCGGCTGTAATTATATTCTTTTTGACAAGTTACAAGGAGTACGTCTTTGAATGTTTCAGATCTTCGCCGATGAATTTTTGGGTGAAACCACTTAAATATGAAATTTTCAAAGAGGATATTATACGAGCTCATAAAAGCATAGAACAATCCTATACATATTTAAAAATCATTGATAACAGGAAACGGATTCGGTTGAAATGCAGTAGCATTATTTATATTGAAAATAAGGAACGAAAATCTTGGATATATACTACAAACGGTATTTACAAAACGAATAAATTAATATCGGAATTAATAAAAAAACTTGATGAAAAGATATTTGTAAGAGTATACAAGTCGTTTATAATTAACTTGAAATATGTTCATATCATAGGTGATAATGAATTGTCTTTATATAATAGTGATGAAAAAATACCTATAAGCCGAACATACAAGAAAGAACTGATAGACAAATATATAAATTTAAAGGAAGGGGAAATAGTATAATGAATATAAATATAAATATAAATACAATAGCCAATTTAGCTACAGGATTTATTGAAGCATACTACTGGTGTGTATTATGTGATACGTTTATGAAAAGGTATTTAAAACTTCCAAAGTATGTTTACATCATATGTGTTGTATGTCTGGGAGCATTGATAGATACAGTAAACTCAATATTTTCTATAACAGTAATGAATATTGTAATTATTATATGTATAGAAATTTTATTTTCATTTCTTTTTGACGGAAACAAAAAAATGAAGTTCATGGTACCTGTTATCAATTATACAATAATAACAGCAACTGAAATGTTTATTCTTCTATTAATTTCTGTTATCTCAAATGAGAGTATCTCTAATATTATTAATGAAGGACATTTACGGCTGATGGGAATATTTTTGTCAAAAATTTTAGGATATGCTGTGGTGAAATTTATTAGTTTTAGGTTTGATAAAAAATCAGCAGACGTAGATATAAATTATTGGATACTATTTCTGCTTATGTTTAGCGTGACTACTTTGACACTATTCACTTTTTGTAAAATACTTGAGATGTTTTATGATGATTATATAAGAAATTTAATAACAATATGTATGATTGGATTAGGTATTGCAAGCGTTGCAATAATGATTGTATATGAAACCGCTATGAAACAAAAATATGTGATAAATCAAAATCAAATGTCGGAGATAAAACTAAAAGAACAGTTAAAACATTACAATGGAATAATGATGACGCAGGGACAAGTTAAAAAGGTAAGGCATGATTTAGAGAATCACTTACTGGCAATAAAAGCTATGATTAATAAAAAAGACAGAGAAGGATGTTTAGATTATATAGATTCATTGTTGGATAATGTAGATGTCAGTAGTCCATATATAGATACCGGCAATACTGTATTAGACGCGATTATCGGAGCAAAAAAGACAGAGGCTGAAAAGTATGGAATTACATTCACTTCAAAAATAAAGATTCCAGCAATGATACCTATATCTGAAGAAGATGAATGTATTATATTCGGCAATGCATTAGATAACGCAATAGAAGCGGCGATGAAATGTGATGAGAAATATGTTGATTTATCATTGGTGTTCGATAAAAACACTCTTGTATGTCAAATAACAAATTCCTATAATGGAATAAAAAATAATGTAAGCAGTAAAAGCGATTTGAAGAACCATGGTATAGGGAAATATAACATGGAAGAAAGCCTGAAAAAATATCAAACGATTCATCGAATATCCTGTGAAGATAATGTATATAAATTGCTAATTATTTTTATGGGGTTAGAGAATTCTGAACGGATATAAAATAAAAGAAGATATATTAGTTTTTTCTCTAATATATCTTCTTTTTTTGCGAGATTTGCAAAGAAAATGACATGATTTGCGATGTTATATTGTTTATGCTTTTTTATATGATATACTTATTAAAATAAAGTAATAGAAAGTTGGAAGTGTATATGGATAGAATTGCTCTTAGCATATCAAATACATTAGCAGAAAGTAATATTATAAAAAAAGAAGATGTTGCAATATATAAATATGGAATTTTGCTATTTCTCACATCGGCATTAGAAATAGGTATAATACTGATACTGTCTCTATTTATAGGGAATTTTATAGAAACTATTATTTTCTTTGTTGCATTTCTACCGATTAGAGTATATGCAGGAGGATACCATGCAGATACAAAATTAAGATGCTTTTTTGTATTGATAGGTGTTTATGCAATATTTTCAGTAGTATTAATGATTGCTACAAATGAAATATATCAATATATGATGATATTAGTACCTATTATTAATATTATATGCGCGTATTTATGGTCTCCGTTAATACATACAAATAAAAATTCAAGCGAAAATGAAAAAAAGAAATTTAGAAATATCAGTTTGGCTTTATCATCTATTGAAGGAGTGATAGTTATATCATTTGGAGTATTACATATAATTAGCTGGTTTTCTATATCGGTTATGTTAGGCTTATTGACGGCACTATTATCATTAGTCGCCGGAAAAATAAAATTTATTTTGAAAGGG